TCGGCTTCTAGTTTGAGGTTCATTTCTCCGACTGGTTCACAAGCATAGCATGACCCTTGGCATCCCCGCTTGAGGCGATCCAGTTCCTCACGGAGCTTTTCCACCTCGTTGGTTTTCTCGGTGAGAGCGCGTTCAAGCGTTTCGGAGCGGTTAGCCATGTATGCGTAAGCCTCACAATCGGTTCTTAGATTACAAAAGGCTCTGTTTCTTTCGGAATCCGTCTTTGGCGTTGGTGTGGTTTCGGTGTTCATTTGGTTTTTCCTTTCGGTTCTTCGTCTTTCTGAATGGTGACCTTGAAGCTCACATTCCCTGCAACGTGGAATGCTATGACTCCTTCAGGGTTCATGTATCCGGGTACGGCCATGCTGCCCTCTACCTTGAGGCGTTCAATCTGGCGATTTGCTTCCATGAAGTCCCCTACACCTAGCACTGGCACAAGGCCACAGCAAGCTGGGAGGATGTCTTGATACTTTTCGATGCGTGGATCGGCGGTGGGGATGCGCTTCGGCTCCTGTCCTTCAGGGCACCAGCGGATGACGTTGAACAGCGAGAATCGGCGGCCTTGTGTAAGCCCGTATCCGCGTTGAATGCCTGCACCCCACCACTCGCCGAAGTGAGATCCGACGCCGAGCTTCATTAGCTCATCCTTGTAAGCGTACGCCCAATTGGCGAAGCCAAAGTTGTCGTCCTCTGGCGTGATCCAACGATTGCGTGATCCGACGAGGAACTGGCCGTCCTCAGTGATCTTAATCTGTGCGTTGGTGCCATCGATCTTTTCGGTGACGATCACCTGACGGTTGAGTCGAGCGATCTTGGGGAATTTCGTGAATGGTGTGTTGGTGTCGGGGTTCATATTTTAAGTATTTGGTATGCTGTTAAGCAGGTTAGTTAGTTCTTGCTTTGCCTTTGTTTTGCCACCCGCAGGCGATGGCGATTCGTTTGTTGATTTCTTGTGGGTTCATAGTTGTTTTAGTTGAGGCGACCTCGTTGTCGGGTGTCTGTGGGCTCATTTCTTCCATTCCTTTGCATCAATAAAATACTCGCATTTAATATCGCCATCATTCGGCTGGAATGCGGCATAGGCTTGCCAATGCTCGTTGCCAGGTGCTAGGTATCGCCAGCATTGCTGGTGAGAGGGGCAATGGTAGTTACTGCACTTGCTTATGTCTGTCATGACAGAACTTCCTTAACATAGTGCTGAATGTAGCAGATGAGGCAGTTGTCCGTGTCCTCGTCCAAAGCACCGTGCTTGAAGTCGGGGCTTTCTTTGAGGGAAGCCTCTAGCATGGAAGCAACGGAGTTGAGTCGATTAAGGCTCTCCACTGAGCTTGCGAACAGCTTGGCGAGCCTTACGGCCTCCTGCGGCTCACAGGATAGGCTCACGATTGTACGGCATTCTGCGTCCACTACTCGATCTCCATCTGCGGAGAATGGGAGCTTGAAGGGGTCTTTGCGTTTGAATTCGTCAGGGACAATGAGGTTGTTCATATTATTTGAGTTTGTTTTCAATTAAGTCTGCTATTTGTTTTGTTTTGCCCATGCTGTTGAGATGGCGAATGGTTTTTAGAAGTTCCAAGAGAGTCACCATCTCTTCTCTCATGTCTTCGTTCATGCGTTCCTGAGCCCATAGGAGTTCAAGAAGTTCTTTATTCCGGTCATAGAGTGGATCGTCTGCGTGTTTCATCAGACGGCCCCCTCAAAGATGGAATCAAGTCGCGAGAAATAAGCGGGAGCAGGACGGGACCCATCAATGCTCTTCTTCAGGATAGAAATGTCTCGGAGAAGTTCCTTGGCCCTGGCTACGGAGATTTTGATCTCATTCATGCCGTGGCTCTGTGCTTGCGCTAGCTGGAAGCGCAGGAGGGCATCATAGGCGCAGACTGTATGTGCGTGTTTCATGCTTATTCCTCCCCCTTGACTCGTGTGAATGCCATGTGAGGGGTGTAGCCTAGTTCGCAAAGAGCGAGAGTCAAGTTCCAATTCTGCTCCTTCTCCCATGCGTCAATTTTGGCTTTCCATTCTTTCTGCTCGGAAGCGGGGAGCGTGTGGAGATTGGAAGGAGCCTCAAAGTCCTCCACGGAACGGGAGAGGTATTCGTTCAGATGGGGCCATGCTTCGCTCACTTGACGACCACCGAAATAGTCCCACCAGACGACAAATGCCGCTCGGTTCTTTGTCTCCCCGTCAGGGAGAGCGGCGATCCGCTCTGCCCAAGTCTCGGGATATAATGCTCGTAGCTTGCGGCGGGTGAGGGTTTCTGTCTCGCAGAGAAGTGCGTCTTCTCCTGAAAGAAGATTTAGTTGGTTTTGCTTCTCTAGGTTCTTTCGCGTGAGGAGGGCTGCTCCCGTGCGGTTGATGCTATCCATTAGGTTCATGCTTTTTGTTTGGTTGCGCTGGCGGGATTGCCAACGGGCATGAAACTACCGCCAGCGAGAGATTTGCTTCAAGAAAAAAATAAATTTCTTTAGGCTTGACAGAAAATGAAGTCCCGCTGGGCGAACCATATCAAGCCACCGAAAAAGTCGAGAGGCACGGGACAAGGACTCATCTCTGGCGGTAGTTTCCTACCCTACGGGAGCGACCCGCCATCGGATATTTCCAATGCAACCAGCAATGATTCCGTTACAAATCCTATACATTTGTGAATATGTGTCAAGGTTTTGTAATGAAAAATGAAGAGGGCTAGGAGCTGGGTCTCTCCTAGCCCTCTGGGCTGTTCAACAGGGGGACATGATACCCCCGTCCGTAGCTCTCCTACGGCTCTATTGCCTCATGATCTTCGGGACTTGCTCCCTTGGCACTTCCATTTCTTGCGAGAAAGATTGTTGGGGGAATTGGGATCACTCTTCCAATCTCCCTTGATCTTTGCAGACCTCGCACAATAGGCATCACCCTTCTTGGTTCCAGGCTTAATCGTCGAGCCCTTCTGCCCGTACTTCACGGTCTTCTCCCGTCCCGTCTTTGGGTTGGTGACTTTCTTGGAGAATTTCTTTTCCATGTCAAGAAAGAGAATCCCCGTTGATTGGCGTGATGTTGATGGGGGGCACAATCGTGGGAGATGCAGATGGAGGAACCGGAACGAGGATCTTCTCGTCCACTAGGTACTGGTGAACCTTGTTTATGACTGCCTCATCAGCCGCCATGAAGACCCGAAACAGGTTTTGGAGTGCTTGGAACGTGTTCATATTAAAAAGGAATCTCCTCCTCCCTCTGGGGAGCGTAGCCGTTGGCCTTGCTCTGGTTGTGGGCAGAGAGCCCCTTGGGGCGAGGAAGCCCCACCTTTAGGGAGAGGAATGCCTTGCCAGCCTTGGAGGTCTTTTCCCAGATGGAGATTTCATATTCTTTGCCGTCCACGTTGAGGGGTCCAGCGTACTTGGGGGCTTTAGGATTGGCGTTCTCTTTTAGGAATGCCGCTCCCGTGTTTGTATTGTCGTAGTTACTCATTTTTTGAATTCCCGTTCTGTGAACCGCAGGTATTGCGGATCAAAGTTCAGCGGGAAACTTGTTCTAGAACAATTACGGGCTAACCGCAAGTCCAGAAATATGCCGTCCTCTTCAGAGTTGCGGATGATGTAGAACATATCTAAGTCATGCATGATGGCATCCGACTCGCGGGAGGTTCCGTTCTTGTTCAACTGCGTCAAAGAAAGAACCACAATGCCCAATTCTTTCGCTATGAGCTTGAGGCATCGACTCACTTCTGCGACTTGACGCTCCCTGTTCTCTTTGTTGTTGGAGGGAGTGCAAAGCTGAATGTAGTCAAATATCACGAGCTTCACTCCATGCGCCGCCACCATTCTACGGGTAGCCGCCATGATCTGAAGAGGGTTGATGGAGCTTTCGTCTCGGATGTAGATGGGGAGTTTTGCTATCTGCTGGATGCCAAAAGTAATTTTGCTTAACAAATCCTTTGTTGGATCCTTGGATAGCTGGCTTATATCCACGCCGCTGATGTCGGCAACTAGCCTGTCCACAATCTCTCCTGCACTCATCTCCAGCGAGAATATGGCAATAGGATTCCCTGCATCTGCTGTGCGTCGAGCTATATTGAGGGCTAGGGCCGTCTTTCCTCCCTTGGTAGGGGCTCCGATCACGATGAGTTGCCCTGGACGCATGCCTCCCGTGTGGTCATCCAAAGTTTTAAGTCCATAGGTGAGACCCATGAGCTTGCCTTTATTCTTGACCATCTCCTCGTACTCATCCACGCGAGCCATCGCCGCATCCTTGATGCTCACAATCTTTGCACCGCTCTCCGCTTCAGCCGCCACTGCCACTAGAGCCTTCTGGACGCTATCAGAGAGCGTGTCTTCTGTCTCTGGGTTAGAGGCAGTCTCAATGATTTTCTGAGCCTCCGTGATGCTGACTCTAGCTGTGCGTTTCCGTTTCAGAGTGGTGAGGTATTCTTTCCAGTTATGGGAAGTTGGAACAAAGCAATATATCTCTGCGAGGGAAGAAGCGTCAACCTGACTTGTTTTCTCCCCAACTGTGATGAGGTCGATAGCCGATCCCTCCTTCCAGAGAGAGACGATAGCTTCAAAGACTATCCGGTGATTAGGAAGGAAGAAGAGGGTTGGTTTGATTTCGTCTGCCGCCTGATCTAAGACAGACGGGTTCTGGAGAAGGGACGATAAAAGTCCCTTCTCTGCGTCTAAGCTGTGGGGTGTCATTCCTTCTTCTTCCTCCCCCGTGTTTTGGGTTCTGGTTTAGCGGCCTTCAATGCCCAGTAGAGATCAACTTGCCTCTGGAAGACAAACCATTCCTTTGATAGATCGTCTCTCCATACCACCTCAAAGTCATTCTCATCTTCCTTTCCAATCCTGACGATGGCGTGGGATGTAATCCAATCATAACAAGAACCGCTGTCATGCTCATTCCAAAGCTGGGCATAACCCGCGCATTGCCTCCAGTAGCTCTCCGAGATTTTCTTACTGGTCTTGAAG